TTACGGCCCTTACTTCACTGGCTTACAATATTGGCCTTGGTGCATTTTCCAGGTCAACACTTTTGCGCTTACTAAATAACGGAACTGAAAAAAACCTTGTTGCCGCACAGTTTATTCGTTGGAATAAGGTAAAAGGCAAAGAAGTTCCAGGACTTACCAAACGGCGCAAGTTAGAAGCCGAACTTTTCCTTTCATAATGAATTATGTTGTCTTATCATATGGAACTGCATTGCCAAACTATATTAATAATATAGAGCAAGCAAAAAAATATTTTAATAATACGTTATTAAATAAATATAAAAAATTAATAATTCCATATTTGAAAAAAGGTGGTTTTGAATTTGGTGCTGATTTATGGAAAAATTTTCGCATAAAAATTAGTAAATTTCCAGTTGAACAAGTTAAAATAACATACAATTCTAAAACTGGAAAAATTAACACTACAAAAAAAATTGTTGGGTATAAAAATTTGAGATTTTTATTATTTGATATTTATTTTGAGGATACAAATAATGATGGTTGTGAATATATTTTACAACAAATAAAAAAAAGCGGATTACTTAATAGTGATATATGGATTAAAAATAAGTGCTTAATTATTCCATAAAATATTGATTTTTACTACTTTTTAAATAATGCCCAGTCACGGCATTATTTTTTTTTGTTTATATGATAAAAAGTAATATAAATTCGTATTGACAAACGATTATTAATCAAAAAATGGAACCATGCAAAAAGACCTACTGAACCAGGTCGGCCCCTACTTGGCCGAACTGAATGGCAAAATTCACACACTTCAATTCCTGGGCAAACATTTATCCGGTACCCAGGTGCAATTTTTTGTCACCTTTCCGGATGGTGACAAAGTTATTATTGACCAAAGGTTAATTCCTTTCAATTTACAAATGGAATTACGCACTTTGATTGATGATAGCATTGATGAATATCAAAGAATTGCCAAACACTTAACCGAGGTACACAATGCGTGAAAAGATTAAGTTTATTGGTGAAATGCTATTTTTTTTATTTGTAGCAACACCGCTTTGCTTTACTCTTTTATTCATTATTGAAATTGCCTTTTTACCACAAACAATTAAAAATTTATTACAATGCACAAAACTTACGATGTTCCGGCTTTTCCGCCGCAAATAGTTCAAGACAACCTCGGCCGTGTACTGGCACCAATTCCAGGCATGACAAAACGCGAATATTTCGCAATAACACTTTTGCCCTATTTTCTGGAAACCAAAAAGGATTATGCAAAAGAGGGTAAAAAGTTGAATCCTTACCAGGCCAGTGTTACGGCGGCTGAATTATTAATTGATGAACTTAATAAAACCAACCAAGATGAAAACACTTTACAAATTGTGGAATAGTCCTAAATTTTGGCTTTTTGTAATTGTATTTTTTATGCTTTGGCTTTCCAGTTACTGGAATTATTAACCTTATGACAAGCGACCAGGAATTAACCGAAATACTCAAAGTTCGGAAGTATAACCCTTTGCTAAAACCAAAGGCCGAACAAGTGGTATTGACAATTGCCGGTAAGGTAGTTGGTTGCCTGGAAAATTATTGCGTGATTAGTGGACTACCCAAGGCAAGCAAATCAACTTATGCCGCCGCAATGATTAGTTCCGCACTGGTTCCGCCGTTTCAGTCAATATTTGGAATAAAGATGCAAACACCAAAAGACCGCAACCGCATTGCCTATTTTGACACCGAGAGTTCACAATATGATTTTTACCGGCAAATGGAACGAATAAAAAACTTTGCCAGTAAAGAGAGCATTCCCGATTTTCTGGATGCCTTTTCTTTTCGTGAGGACATGCCTAAACGCATCCGGACCATGATTGAACTTTATTTGTCAAACCATCCGGATTGTTCCGTTATTATTGTGGATGGCCTTTTGGACTTATGCTTAAATTACAATGATGAAACGGAAACCAGGTTACTTACAAACTGGTTCAAGAGGATTACCAAGCAATACAATATTTTGATGATTGGTGTGCTTCACCTGGGTAAGGGCCACGGCGAAACCCTGGGCCATTTAGGTTCCAATACTGACCGTTGGGCGCAAAGTACCATGATTGTGGAACGGAACCGGGAAACCAAACAATTTATATTAAAACCAAAATATTTGCGAAGTAGTGATGATTTTGAACCAATAGCCATTATGAATTTTGAAGGCCAGTGGAACCAGGTGCCAATTATTGAAACAGACACAATTACAATACCCAAAAAAGTAAAAAAATCTTAAACCTGGGAACGGAGGAACCCGAACAACAATAGTTATGGATAACAAAAAAAACACCGGTTCACTTTACCGGAACAAAAAAGAAAAACCAACTTCACCGGATTACACCGGCAACGTTGAAATTAATGGCAAAAAATTTCGCCTAGCCGGATGGATTAACAAGAGCAAGGCCGGAAACAATTATTTGCGATTGCTTGCCAGTGAAGTGCCGGAACAAACCGATGTTATTTTGAGTGATGTGCAAGAAGTAAAAGAAGCGGCAATAAATAATAACCCGGAAACGGATGATTTGCCATTTTAAAAAAAAGGCCGGTTCAACCCGAAGGGAACCGGCCGGACAAACGACTTCGGAACCAACCGCAAGTCACTTGCATTCACTGTAAAAATATAGCAAATGCCTAAAATAATCAAAACGGCAATAGTTTTTTTTGGGCCAAAAGGCCCACGGCCCAGGAAATACCGGAACATTACCAACCTGGTTAAATTTGGCGAATTTTGTGCCAACCTTGGTGCCTGGTACATTAATTGGTACGATGCAAAAAGCGGCGAATTTGACCGCCGCACATGGCTTAAAAGCGATTTTGAGAAAAAGTAGTATATTTGTTTTCTCATAAGCAAGCATAAGTTGGTTTCACAAGGATTGTTCGGCCTGGTGTTCTCACCGGGCCTTTTTTATGCCCGGCCCGGAAATATGCACCATGCTTTTTTAATTAAATAAAGGTGAATGCAAGTGATGTTAATAAAAAACTTGGTAAAAACTTGATTTATTCACAAATTTTTTGTAACTTTGTTTCCGTTGTGCAAGCCCCACAAAGGCATGCACACGGAAACAAAAAATGTGAATGTGAATAATTGTGAAAAGGTAAATTTTGTTATTTGCGAATGTTTTTTGTAATTTAGAACTGACAAACGATTAAGAACATAAAGCCGCATTCAATTTCCGAATGCGAAACATACTGTGGTTGGTAGGTGGTGCCGCCGCCTTATATTTTTTATCAAGGTTTTCATTTGGCCAAAAGGCAAATTTTGTACTTCGCGGATTGCGACCAGGTGGCACCCTTTTTGCGCCAGTTATCAATGTAGATTTTGCGGTACAAAACCCAACTAATCAAAAAGTCACAATTAAAAGTGTAACCGGTAGTGTGTCGGTGAATGGTGAATATTTGGCCAACGTAAGTGCATTTGGTGACCAAGTAATTCAACCAAATAGTGAAAGCATGTTGCGTTTGAGTGCAAGACCATCAGCAACCGGAGTTTTCAATTCAATTCGTGAATTGTTAACCACACCGGTGGGCCAGGTGAATGCAAGTTTCACCGGTTCCGCAAATGTTGATGGCCTGGTTGTTCCTATTTCGGAAACAAAAGTTATTTAGGATGGATGCAACAACAATAATGGGCCGGTTGGAACCATTTAAAAACAAGCAACAAATGATTGTTGCCGACCAGTCAACCGGTGATATTATTGAGGCAATAACCGAGGCACATAAAATTCATGCGCCGGAGTATAGCCAAATAAGTTCTTTTTTTAAGGCACCGACCAAAAGAGAAACGGCAAAACGCATTTTCAATTTTTTGAAAAAGAATGTGAAATATGTGATTGAACCAGGCAACCGGCAAACTGTAAAAAGTCCGGCGGCCATCCTGGCAACTGGACACGGTGATTGCAAACACTATTCATTGTTCGCCGGTGGTATTTTGCAAAATTTAGGCATTCCATTTGCTTACCGTTTTTCCAGTTACCGAATGTTTGACAAGCAACCACAACATGTGTTTGTTGTTGTTAATCCTGGTACCAGTAATGAAATTTGGATTGATCCCGTGCTAAAAGAATTTGACTATAAAAAACCTTACAATTACTCAATAGATAAAAAAAATATGGCCCTTTATTCAATATCCGGAGTTGGCGCAACCAAGGAACAAAAAGCGCGACTGAAACAAGCCAAGGCCGTCAAAAAAGCGGCACCGACAAAGGTGGAAAAGAAAGCCGCTAAACAAGAAGTGAAAGCGGCACGCGTGGCGGCAGGCCGAACAGTTAAGCAAACATTAAAGAAAGGTGCAAAGGTTGTTTTAAAAGTAGCCGCCGCACCAGTTCGAAATGCATTTTTGGCCCTGGTTGCGCTGAATTTTGGCGGCCTGGCAAACAAACTTCAAAAAGGTTGGCAAAAGGCACCAACCAAGATTGAACATTTTTGGGAAGGTGCCGGCGGAAAAATGCAAGCATTAAAAAACGCATTTGATAAAGGAAGTAAGAAAAAAAGAATTTTTGGAAATGATACAATTGGTGCCGCACCGGTAGCCGCAACCGCCGCCGCCGCCGCACCATTACTTGTAAAGGTTGGTGATATTTTAAAAAGCATTGGAATTGAACCGGCGGAACTGGTACAACTGGGAAAAGATGCGTTAAACCAAAAGGCCCAGGAATTAGCAAAAAAGGCCCTGGAACCAAAGGCCGCAAAAGAGGCCGAGAATATTGATATTGCCGACCAGGTATTTGAAGAAACAACACCGGTAACAACCACAACCGGCAAACCAAATTTTTTACCCTTAATACTGGGCGGTGCCGCCGTACTGTATTTTGTAACAAAAAAATAAAATGACCGCAAAACAAAGACAAGCCAGGGCAAAATTTAAGGCCGTTGTAAAAGAGGCCGCGAAACTTCGTAAGAAAAACCCGAAGTTAACCCAGGCACAAGCCGTAAAACAAGCATTTGCCATTTCCTATTCGAAACAAAGAAAAGGTGAAAAACTTGGTGCCGTAAAAAAGAAAAGTGCAACAAAAGTAAAAGCCAAAAAAGGCAAGTCAACTGAAATGCACACGGACACTAAAAGCCACAATGTGAATATTCGTGTTGTTAGTGGTATTATTCCAAATCAAAAAGAAGAATTGGAAAAATATATTCGTGTATATGGTAGATTGATGGCTGAAAAATTAGCGGCGAAAACAATGCAAGAAAAAAAGGTTATTAATAGAGCATTAAAAATTACAAAATCAATTATTTTATCATTAAAAAAATAATGTATAAAATATTGCCATACACCAAAAGAAAAGCCAGGCAACTAAATGTGGTTGTTCGGCCCAGTACCAGGAAAGGCAAAAAACTTGATATTTATGACAGAAAAGGAAACTATTTGACAAGTGTAGGTGCCAGGGGTTACCTGGATTACCCGACATATTTAAAAATGTTTGGTTCCCAGGTTGCCAATAAACGGCGAAGGTTGTATAAAATTAGGCATGCGAAAGATAGGATTGTGAGAAATTCGCCTGGATGGTATGCAAACAACTTGTTGTGGTAAACGGATGTATTAACTTGAAATAAAAAAAAACAGATGGCAAGAAAAAGAAAAAGTGCGCGCCGCCGTAAAAGTGGCCGCCGAATGGGTGCGGTAGGAAAAGCAAATTTCACCGCGGCCCTTGGAATTATCGCCGGTGCCGTAATTGGCAAGAAAGTGGCGGCAATGCTACCAATTGGTGATGACCGTATTAAAAATGCGGCGGTAACCGCGATTGGTTTTGTGTTCCCCACGATCGTGAAAGGTGACATTGGAAAATCATTGGGCAATGGAATGATTGCCGCCGGTGGTGCCGGATTAGTTGGCAACCTGGTTCCCGCCCTTGGTGCGATGGACACAATGGAATTCCCAGTTACAGTTGGTGAAATTCCTGATGGCATTTCAGTTATTTCCGGTGATAACGATGTTATGGCCGGTGATGATTTGAGTGTGTTGGCCGGTATGGATGAAGATGGTGAGGACTATTAATTGTTTGACACTTGCATTCACCTTTATTTAAAATAAAAAAGCCGGGGACAGGGCAACGAACTGAACAACAAAAATTATGGCATCAACAGTAGGTAGCCGCCTGGCCTTTGAAAAGGCAAAAGAGGGCATTCAGCGCGCCGGTTTTTCCCTTGGACAAGCCGTGCTTTCACAAAGTTATTTGCGCCTAGAAGTTTCCCTTTCCACAAGCATTACTAACTATCAATTTCCAGTGTTAGTAAATGATGTAAGTTCAAGCGCGACAAGTGCAACGAACCTGGAACAAAGATTGAACCTTCAAGATGCGTTCTATGTATCGCAAATTGGACTTTTCTTCGCAAAACCAAGTTCAAGCACCGCAACAAATTTCCAGTTGTGTACTTATCCAAACCCTTACATTTTCAGTGGAAGCAACACGGCATCCAGTTTATTTAACTGGTATAACAGTTCACTTTCTTTGACTGTTAACAACCGCCAAATTGTTCCCGCATACGATTTGTACCGCCATTATTCAGTACCACAAACACAAGGTGGTAACTCATATACAACGGCACAAACTAATGCATTCACTGACCAACAAGATGGTGGAACAAGTGCATTCTATCCAATTGAACCAGGTTGGGTTCTGGTAGGTTCCAAACAAAATACATTGCAAGTTCAACTTGCATCCGCAATGGCCGCCGTTGAAACAAACAGCCGTGCCATTCTTATTTTGCGCGGTCACCTTGCACAAAACGTTACCCCAGTTCGTTAATACTAGGGAAAAAACAAAGGGCCGGTTAATGGCCGGCCCTTATTTTTAAAAAAGTAAATTTTATCAAAATGGCATTCAAAGCCGCTAAATACGAACTGGTTGAATTACTGGTTCCAGGTGTTGCAAGTACCGGACAAACAAACACACAATGGAGTTTTCCCGATTTGCCAAAACTTCGTTATACTTCATTACTTGCAATTGAAACTTTCGGTGTTGACACAGTTACCGCAAGTCCAAACAATGTTGCCGCACCAACCGCCGCAATATTGCAAAAAAGTTATTTGGTGTTATATGCAAATGAAAGACAAGATTTGTACCGCATTCCCCTGGTTAGTTTAGTTCGTACCCAGGCAACAACAAACGCAAGTACACCATTTGTCCGTGGATTGTATGAATTTCAAGGTCAAAAGGTAACTTACGATAAATCATTTGTTCAAATTGCAAGTGCGCCGGGAAATACAACAAACTTTTCATTCATTTTTGGCATTTATTACGTTTAATTAATCAACATGGCCGCCGTACCTACATTAAGGAGTGTTCAACAAGTGATGAACTGGTATAATGACCAGGAACAAGCCGCATGGGAACTTTGCCGCTTTCAACCGGCATTAAAATACCGCCAAGGTATGTACCATGGAAAAAGTAAGGAAGAAGGTGCCGAAAGATTGGCAATTGCATTAAGTATTATTCCCCAGGATGATTTTGAAAACTATCATTTAACGGTTGGCAACATAAAAGGTGCTAAGGAAAAGAAGTTGGAAGATACTGTTGGAATGTACTTTATTGTAAACGAAAAGCCGGCCCACATGATGGGCATGATGCCGGGCCAATACGTTGCAAGGAATGACCGTGATACCGAAATTTTGAATGAATTAAGGGCAATGCGTGCCGAAAGGTTAGCCGAGTTAGAAGAAGATGAAGAAGAAGAACAACCGGTGACACCATCAAGCATTTTGGCCGGAATGTTACAACAACCACAAGTGCAACAAATGTTAATTGGAATTTTGGGCAATTTAGCCGGAAACTTTATGAAACCGAAAGTACAACACATAAGCGGTACACATACCGCCGAAGATTTGCAACAAGTAATTGAAACACTATTTGCAAAAGGTGTAACACCGGATGACCTGGTTAAACTTTCCGAAATGCCCGAAAGTCAAATTTCATTTTTATTATCAATGCTTCGTAAATAATGGCAAAAGGAATTAAAATATCAACAACTGATGTTTTGTTAATTGGTGGCGGCTTACTGGCATTCACGGCCATTAAGCGGTTATTAATTGCCGGTGGTATTGCCGCCGGCCCAGGCACGAAAAGTGCAAGCCAGGAAATTACAAACCCGATTAGTTATTGGAAACCGGCATATTACAAACGGTATGGCGGAACATTAATTACCAGGGCAACGGCTGAAAACTATGCACGAAAAATTCACAATGCATTTGGAATATTCCAGGATGATTTCAACATGATCGTGGGAGTTTTCTCACAACTGAAAGCGAAAACGCAAGTGAGTTTTTTATCCGATGTGTTTACGCAAATGTATGGTGAAGATTTGCTTACATTCTTAACAAACGGCGGTGGTATATTGCCCTGGGATGGATTAAGTGACAAGCAACTTGAAACATTGCTTGGATATACAAACAAATTAAAAAACAAGTGATGAAAAAAAGTTATTTACCAATATTACTAATTGGCGGTGCATTGGCATTTATGTATTTCCGCCGCCGGCCAAGAGTAACGGTAACGGCTGACATGCCGATTAGACAAACCGCCGAAGAATTTGAAGGTGAATTTTCGCAAACCGTTAAACCTGGGCCATCCTTATTGGACAAGGCAACCGATGTTGTAAAAAACATATTTGGTAAGGATGCACGGCAAAAAGCGGCCAGGCAAGCGCAAAGAACGGCGGTAAAAAGAGCAACACAAAAAGGAATAAGCAAAAAGAAAGCCAAGGCCGTAACAAAACAATTAGCAACATTTACATTCCCCAGGATTGGCGGTGATGAAGTAATGTTTTAAAAATAAATTATGAAAAGAAATTGGATATATATTGCCGCCGGATTGTACGTTGTTTGGTTTTTTATGCGTAAGAAAAAGACCGGCCCAAATGCACCCAGTGTGCAAAACGCATCCAGTACCGCAAGACAAATGGTGGCTGATGTAGTTGACCAAACAACATTTTTACCCGATACAACAACCGATGCGGATAGATACGCACAAGATAAAAGCAAATGTTTATGACATGCCGAAAATTCATTACTGAAACAAAAGTTTTTACAAGTAGTTCTCAAACTGATACTAATTGTAACAGTGTGATATTTGTAAATACTGGCACAAGTAATGTCACAATTGATGGTTTTACACTTACACCAAACCAGTCATGGAATATAACTGGCAACGAAAATGAAATTTTGGTGAAAATTTATTCATTCAATTTTAGCGGTACCGGAACCAACCAATTAACCGCATTATTCAAACGTTACATTAATTAATAATGTTTGTTGACTTCAATATATTAAATCAACTTGGTTCACCCAGTATTAACAGTAATACATTTGCTAACCGGCCCAGTGCCGGACAAGTGGGCCGGCTCTTTGTTAGTACCGATACTTTTGAAATCTACCGGGATACTGGCACCGGATGGGATTTGATTGGTGGGCCTGGTTCATCCACCGTTACCGGTAGTGGTGCCGCCGGCCAAGTTACTTACTGGACTGGCACAAATAGTGTTGGCGGTGAAAACAATTTATGGTGGGATGCCGCAAGTAATCATTTAGGGATAAATACAATAACACCAGGTGCCGCACTTGATATTCATAGTGCCGCCGATGTTGGTGTGCAATTGAATGGTACAGGTGCAACACCAAATATTTATATTGATTTTTTACAAACCGGCACAAGTCAATACCGATTAGGTTACACGGATGGCACAGTTGATTATCAAAGATTTTCAATTTATGATGTTACCGGTGCAAAAGAAGTGTTGACAGTTGATAAGCAAAGCCGTTACGTTGGTATCAACTATCAATATAGTTCACTATCTGACCAACCATCATACACGCTTGATGTTGATGGCGATATAAGAGGGCAAAGATTTTTCATTACAAATAATGCACAAACTACTAATATATCAATTTTTTATCCAACTGGTTCAGCTGGTAATAATTTATTTATTGGTGGTGGTGGTGCTTTATCACAATATACAAGTGGTTCAAGTGGTTCATATAACACATATATTGGTTGGGCAAGTGGACAAGATAACACAACTGGATACGCAAATACTGGAATTGGTTATGCTGCTGGACCTAATGTTACAACAGGAATTGCAAACAGTTTTTTAGGTTATCAAACTGGTTTTTTTCATACCACTGGAACGGGGTGTACTTATGTTGGTGTTGATGCTGGTTTTAATTGCACGACAAGTAATTACAATACAATAATTGGCTTTCATGCTTGCGGTGGTAATGCGGGTGTAGAAAATGTACTAATTGGCGCTGACACCGCCGTAAATGCAAATTATACCGGTGCCAATAATGTTTTTGTAGGTTATAGAACTGGATATAGTAATACAACTGCAAGTAATAATGTTTTTTTAGGTAATTTATCTGGTTTCGCAAATACTACTGCTGCATCACAGGTATTTATTGGTGCTGATAGTGGTTTTTCAAATACAACTGGTAGTCAAAATACAATTATTGGTTATCGGAGTGGATATTTCAATACAACTGGCGCAAGTAATGTTTTTTTAGGTACTTTTTCAGGTTTTTACAATTCAACTGCAAATTCACACACATTTATTGGTGTTGAAAGTGGTTTTAATAATACTACTGGCGCGTCAAATACTTTTATTGGTTTTCGTGCAGCGTATAAAAACACAACTGGATATAATAATGTATATGTTGGAGATATAACCGCTTTTGAAAACACAACTGGTTTCAATAATGTGGGCGTTGGTACACAATCGGGTTATAGAATTACAACTGGTGACAGTAATACTTTTATAGGTGCTTATTCAGGTCAAAATGCTTCACAATTAGCAACAGCAACAAATTCAACTGCGATTGGTAATGCAAGTTTTACTACTGCAAGCAATCAAATTGTGTTAGGAAATACAAGCGTTACTGAAGTTATAACAAGTGGAAGTATTAAAACTGGTGCGCCAACAACTGGAACTGCTGCAAATTGGAAATTAGGACAAAGGGTTGCCGCTGCGGTTGTATTAGACGCAACACAATATATTGAAGTTGAAGTTGGCGGCACATTTTACAAAATAGCAATAGTAACTTAATAATAACAAAAATGGACAAATTAACGGAACTGAAAGCGCAAGCATACGATTTATTGGCAAACATTGAATGGTTGCAAGCAAAACTTCGCGAATGTAACCAGGCAATTGCCGAGGAAACAAAAAAGAAAAGTGATGGACAACCAGTTGTTGACAATAATAATTAGTGCCATTTTCAGTGCCGGCGCAACATGGGGTGTACTTAATAACCGTGTAAAGGCCCTTGAAAAGCAAATGGAAAAGCATGATGAACACGGTGACCGACTAACCAGGTTGGAAACCAAGTTGGATATTATTGTTGCCCACTTAATGGACAAAGAATGAAAACACAATTGGTAAGAATTGCCGATGTTATTTTTTTTGGCCCTTTTATGTTATATGCCGCATCCCGGCCAAAACTTAATAAAAGACAAAAATTAATACTGGCAACAATTGGTGTTGGCACGATCGTGTATAATGCAATAAATTATATAAAATATGAAACTAAAAAAACCGCGTAACTGGAAAACAACGTTTTTCGGCTTTACAACAATTTTAAGTGGCATTGCCCTTATTTTAAAAGGTCACACCATTGAAGGACTTACCGCAATTACCAGTGGCCTGGGCCTTGGTGTTGCAAAGGACTTTGACAAAACCGGCATTTAATGAATGCGAAAAGCAAAAAACTATATTATTACACTGGCCATTGTTGGCCTTTTGCTAATTAGTAGAAAAGTGAGTGCAACAAAGATTATTGCCCAACTTGAAGGATTAAGGTTGCGAGCATACCAGGACACTGGTAATATTTGGACTATTGGTTACGGCACAACAATTAATCCCGAAACCGGATTGCCAATAAAAAAAGGTGATGTAATTACAAAAGAAAAGGCCCTGGCCTGGTTGCGCCTTAATACGGCGGCCCTGGAAACACAAATTAAAAAACTGGTAAAGGTGCCTATTAATGCAAACCAACTTACGGCCCTTACTTCACTGGCTTACAATATTGGCCTTGGTGCATTTTCCAGGTCAACACTTTTGCGCTTACTAAATAACGGAACTGAAAAAAACCTTGTTGCCGCACAGTTTATTCGTTGGAATAA